CCATAAGGGTGCGGTTAATCGATCTCAGATTGGCGAATGGTCTTTCAGGAAAGCGCCGGGCTGTAGTTCCGATTAACCGCACCCTTATGGCGGCCCTTACGGAGGCCAAAAGAGGCGCGCTGACAGACTTTGTAGTGGAGTGGAATGGAAGACAGGTTAAAAGCGTTAAGAAGGGCCTGGGGGCTGCCGGAAAGCGCTGCAATCTGCCTTGGGTCACCGCGCACGTGTTCCGCCACAGTGCAGCCAGCTGGATGGCTGAGGCTGGGGTCAGTATGGATCGAATTGCCGCCTTCCTCGGTCACTCGGACAGCAGGATCACTTCAAGGGTTTATGCTAAGTTCTCGCCGGATTATCTGAGAGACGCGGCCGAGGCGCTGGAGATTGATAATTGGAACATGAACTGGAAGAGCGTATCGCAGATCTGATTGGCAGCAGCTATTGGGCGGCCGGAATAGGAAAGTCTGACGAATGGTGCATAGCGCTGGCCAGAGATATTATTGACCTGATTGCGGAGTGCTCCGGTGTTCAAGTGAACAGTACACAGGGACATACAAAGGACAAAACGGCACCAGATGCACAACAAAACGAACAGGAAGACACCAAAAGTCCTTAGATTCCAATAGAACCACTCCCTTCACATGGGAGGGGTCGTTGGTTCGAAACCAACCGTGCCCACCAATAATTTCAATAGGTTAATAGTGAAAAGAACAAAAGAGGGGGTGTTCAAATGAACACGGAACCAAAAATTGTTCAGATTAGCGAAGAAGTGATTTTAGGGCTTATGGAGCGCATCGCCGCGCTTGAGACAGAAAGGTATGTGTTACATGAGCAAGAAGATCATTTGATAGATTTATGCGCAGAGCATGAAAAGCGCATCGCCGCAATTGAAGAGAAAATCAAATGAACACGGATAAGGTGAAAATTACAGAAACATGGGGGCCTGACCCGGCCGAACTGGAGCAGCGCGTTGCCAGGCTTGAGAAAAACTTAACCGTTCATGACCTTGCCAGAGATTCTATTGATATTTGGCGGTTCATGAGAGAGTTGGAGCAGCGCATCGCCGCACTTGAGACCGACACGCCACTCGAAAAGCATTTCAAATATGCTGATTTGGTTAAGCGCATCGCCGCTCTTGAAACTAAAATCAAATGACCACAGCGCTAGCTCAGATCCAAGAGGAAATTGCCAAGCTCGAAGAGCGGCTGAAGTTGCTGCGAACGGCAGAGGCTGCCCTGCAGGCGCTGGAAGCGAAAGTGGAAAAGAGCGTGTACGAAAATAATCCATATTTATTTAATAATAAGCCCACCAAGGGCCTTGCGGCAGCCATACGGACCCTCCTTACCGATAAAGGATCCATGACCAAGGCTGACATCGATAAGGCCCTCAGTGAGGCTGAATGGTTCCTTGGGAAAGGCTCTGTCTCCGGCGCCCTGCAGGCCATGAAAGTCCGGGGAGTGGTTGCGCGCACCAAAGCAGGGAAGTGGACAGTGAAATGAGCACACGCATCACACGATATTATTGGTGCCATTGGCCAATAGATATTCATATTTACTACTGCGGAGCAGATGACCGGAATTATATAGAATTCGGTGAACCTTATAGTAAGTGGACTTTCGAGCTGCCTTGCTTTTGGCGCCGCAGATGGAAGTCTTGACATTACTGAAAACTACTCTAGATTAAATAGTATCGGCCGCCATTACTTTGGACAGTTGGCAGCCGATCACTCTAGAGGAGAATACGATGATCGTGGAACTCTATGAATTCCAATACGATACCGAGATCTTCATGTGGCATTTTCTCTATTACTATGGAGCATGACCATGAAGAAAGATACCAAAGCTTTGGCTATCACAGAAGCGGCCAAACAGGCAGCTAACCAGCTTGCGCTCTGGGATAAGGTAGAGGCTAGCGCAAAGAAGGCCCTCGAGCAAGCCCAAGAGCGGCCTGCAAACGGGAATTTGGCTGAGTTCCATTTCCGCACCGGGCCGGATGGAACTGAGGCCAAGGGCGTCGTTGTGATCGGAAGCAACTACTTCAAGTTCGAGGGCTGAATAGAACCGTGCAAAATACTCGTTGATTTTGCAAAGTTGACTCTTCGGCATGGCGGGCCCAGGTCCGCCATAGCGAAGCGCCAGAAATGGAGCGAAAGACGTAGGGATCGTATGCTCTATGCAAATATGCGGATATGCCCGCACGCTTCAGTGAAGTGCCAGAAATGGGGCTAAGTCGAGTAGCCGAAGAGGCGAAAGGACAATGCGCGGATTCAATGCCCGCGACGCTTCACTCATCCTTCATAGCGAGCAACTTTTCCAGCCGCTCGATTTTCTCCATCATCTTTGTGCGCTGATCATTGACAACGGTCATCGTGTGCTGTGTCATTTCGGAATTGTGCTGAAGTTCCTCAGCTATAGCATCTGCTCTGACAGCAGTGATTGCCTGGGTCTCGACAAGCGTACGGGCAACTTTGTTTGTCTGCCTGTGCTCGAGCCATGAAGCGACTACTACCGCTCCAATATTGGACGCAGCAAGGATCAAAACTGCTGGGTCCATCATTCACCTCCGGTCTTCCCGATTGTGCTTGAAATCAACCCATCCTGGGTCTGTTCGTTTGTGAAAGGCACGGTCAACCCAATGCTCTGGCGGCATTGCAAGAAAAGGAAGAAACTGAACTGCGATGGACCCGTTAAAGCTCTCGCGAGCTTCAACTACAACATGCCCATCTGACCAGTGCGAAAACGATGTTTCGTCCATGCTGAAAACAAGATCGCGAAGTTTAAGATAGAGCTCGGTTTGCTCATTCTCAGTCAAAAATTTCATCTACCCAACCAACAAAGAAGGAGTGGGACCCCAATGAAAACCACTGCAAGCAATATCCAACCCATGATCGCCATCAACCTCATATGGAATTCCTCTCTGAAGCTGATTGCTCGTGGATGGTGAATTGGATAACCTCGCTAGGAGGTGGAGTTCGCACGTAAAACCACATCCCAACAATCACAAGAATGCACCATACGCCAAATATGATGAAGTCCCACTTATCGAGGGGCCAGCGTTTCATCTGAGCGGAAGGTTCTTAGCGTTGCCGAAATTGAGCGCAAGGGCATCGATAACGCTACGCAAACCAGCCCATGCCGTATTCGGTTTGGCCTGGGGAAGAGCAGCGGCCGCGGCTGCAGCGCCGGTGATGGCATAGGGGATATAGGGCAGGATCGCACTCGCAATGCCCAAAATCGTTGTTACTGTAGCACCCATTTTAGTTCTCCTTTCAAGAGACCATTCGAGAGTAGAGGTAGGTTAGCACACGCTTTTGCGCCGCTGGTGCAAATTCTGTTAGAGCCTCCATAATCGACTCCATTAGAGCTATCTCCGGATCTGGACCAGACGGCGGTCGTAGTGCTGGAGCCGGCGGCAAAGATGCTGAAGGAATTGACGCAGGAATTGGCACAACGGGGGTCGTCCCCGCAACCGGAACCACCCGAGTGGCTGGAATCGTAACTATCACTGGGCGATCGACAATAAGCGGCCATAGCTCTCGAGCATAAGCAGTTGCATCAGCGATTTCCGGGTCAGGCTCCTTCGGGTTTTCATATTCCCTGACAATAGTAGGAATAATCTGACCGTAGTTAAGCCCAGTGTCGCGAATTGCCGCCCAGGTCTTCGGATAGCTGTTCGCTATTTCATGCAGCGCAAAAGCCAATTGCGAAGTCAAGCTGTCATACGCAAGCTGATGTTTGTCGCAGAAGTCTTTGAGAGCTTGTTGGCGAGGCCCGTTCCAAGATGCAATCCCATAAGCGCCAGATGGATTGAGCACTCCAGGATGCTCACTTGCCTGGCTTCCCTGCCCGCCGGGCCTCAAGGCACTTTCTCGATGGAAGACAGATACCAGCGCAACGGCACCGGCCTTTGGCAAAGGATCAGGCAAGCCAAGATAGTACTGGACCGCCTTCACACCTACGGAAGTGTCAACCACCGCCGCTACCTCCATAATGGACCTTGCCTTTGCCCATCACCTTGCGCATTGGCGCGCCCAGAAATTTTTCTCCTTTGTCCTCGCGCCTGCTTTCCTTTTCCTTTTTCCCACCGTCGCCTGAACGCAGCTCTTTTCGAGCCTCTTCCTTGATATGAGCTCGCTCACTTGGCGGAGCCTTACCGCTGAGCATTATTGCCGCTCGAGCATGTTTCTTGTCCTCGATAGGGAACGTTCGCCCCTTCCCGGCAAATTTGGAAGTAGGGATCTTGTCGCGTTCTGCAGTTGTCAACTTGGCCATTTATCAGCCCTTTCCTTTTGGTCTTTTCTTCCCACCACGCTTCACGCTATACGCAATCGCCACAGCCTGCTTTTGCGGCTTACCGGCTGCGATCTCAGTCCTGACGTTCTCAGAGAACGCCGCTTTGGATTTTCCTTTATTCAGAGGCATATGACTTTCCCTTTCTCTCAAACAGCTTGCACCATGATCCTGGCAATATCCTGCTTTCCACCAAGCTGCAGCTTCTCGTAGAATCCTTGAAGTGGGTGCACTCACCACAATGGGCCTCCTTGGAAGCGATCCACTCAAATTGCACACTCTCCTTAGAGCGCTTCATGAGAATATGAACTCCGTAACACGCCAGAAGCCATTTGAACCCTGAGCGCCAGGCTGATCGCCATTATTATTTGTTGATAATCCGGCCCCACCACCGGCCCCACAATTCGCATCGGTTGGAGATGCCCCTGGCAAGCCACCGCGCCCTAGAGATGTATCCCCACCTCTACCGATAGGAATCACAACGGGACTTTCCGAGCTAAATGCGCCTGTGTCTCCAGGACTGCCAGGATGGGCTTCATCGCCTGTGCCAGGAATGCCACCAAGGCCCCCGGGGGCATTGCTGTTCGCGGCCGCGCCAAGTCCGGGACTGCCACCTTTTGCCACACACAGGACAGTTCCTACGGTCGTGTCGCCACCCGGATTGCCAGGATTATTCCCCGCGAGGCCGCCCAGCCCTCCAGGCCCGATTATAATCATCTGGCCAGTTCCAATTTGGAGTGCAGTCAGTATCCTTCTTGAATATCCTCCAGAGCCGCCAAACCCTCCAGTGCTTTGCCCAACGGCACTATTGGCAGCCCCTCCCCCGCCACCTCCTCCGGCCCAGGTTTCGTGAATGGATACTTTCATACCTGGAGTAGGAGTATAGGTTGTGGTTGTCGTAGATGACTGCTGAACAGCAGTGAGAGATTGAGTAGCGGTCAGTGTTGCCCATATTGGACTTTGATTTAGGCCAGGTGTTTGTAGAATTTGTCCCGCTATTCCAGGCGGTAATGCGGCCCATCCTGTAGGTTGATTGTTTAACTTGTAGATTATAGAGCCCTGTGCCGCAACGATGGAACTTAGTGTATCAGTAACGGTAACGGCGGTTGATGCGGCACCAAGAGCTATAATCTGCCACGTAGCTGGTGAGACATCCGGTTGGTTACCTACATTGATGGCAATGGCTATATAACTCGAGCCATTAAAATACACACCGTCGTCCACAGCATATGCGGTCTGTGGGTTCCATGTTCCACGAAATCTTAGTCCTCTTAATCCCTGAAGTGGTCCCGGCCCTCCAGGAGGAAATGGGGGAAACGTGATAACACTTGCCATTAGAGTTTTATGATACCATAGAGGGCAATGTTCACCGGTCGTGTTTCTGTACCAGCTGTGCCAGAGGATGAAAGACCGGTATTTTGGGTAAAGCCCTGCGACGGAACCAAAAAAGCTCCTGGACCAGAAACGCCAGTAGTGGTTCCGGGGAGAAACGCGGAGTGTGTATGATCCTGAAACTGCTGGCCCTGCAATGAACCCATTGTCCGGCCCGGATCTAATCCGATACCGCCGTCCAGAAATCGTGGGAACCTGCCGCCAAGAGTGGGAAGGTTAAAATGAGAACCATCCACAGAGCCATAAAGAGTTGATATAGCCGCAAACAAATTTGAATAGGTGGAGCGCGCAAGAGATGCACCGTTACAAAGAAGATAACCCGGAGGCGCAATGGCATTAGCCATCATTTTAATTGTACCGGTTGGCGTCCTGTCCCAGGGCTCCATTGAAAAGCCACCGGCCCCGGAATTAAGGCCTGCATCATAAGTCAGGCAGGCCCAAAAGCCTGCATCGGGAATATCTCCAGGGGAAAGCAATGTGCCGAAATGATAACCGGATCTGTAGACGGTCTTTGCCGCCAAGGCATCCGGGGCGAACGTAACAAGGCTTGTCGTATTTGCCCCGACGGCCCTGAAATACACCCGCATCCCATGACCATAGGACGTCAATGGCGGGGTGAAGGTAGCAACTATGGTGTCTGTGCCGGTAACCGTCTGAGCGTTGGTTGGAAAATTATAAATAACCTGATTGAGCACATATTGCCTGGGAGCTGCATCTTGCGCGGCAGTCGGGTTTGCAATATTTTTGACCCGGAATGAGCCCGCATCTAGATCAGCCAGCATCGCCCCACGGCCATTACGATCTAGCGAATTCGTGATTTCCGTATCATAATCACCCGTGAGTATGTTGAACTCGACCGGGTCGATTATGTTACCGAATACCGCGGCCGTATTGGCTAGCTGCGTAAAAGTTCCATCACTTTGGCGAGGCATTTATGATCCTGTGGAAGATATTTCAGATAGGCATTTTCTTTAGCGTGCTCATGCTGTTCAGTTACAACGGAGCATTCAACGGCAATGGCTATGCGCAAGCCGTAATGGCTTTCCTGGCAGCTGGCTTTGCCACTGCCTTCGTTGTCGAGATAGAATTCAGGGTGAAGCGGTTAATAAGCCGGTTGGCTCTGCGGAAGTTGTTGCGGGAAACGACTAGAGATACCCGCAAGAGCAGCTCCGAGCTGCCGCGGCTGCGGATTGACTTGTAACGGCGGGGCTCGGCCGCCGGCTAAAATCGTTTGCAAAAGATTTTCGACGTTGCGATTGGTTATGGCCTCAGAAGCTTTCTTGGCCGCATACCCGCCTGCAGCAAGAGCGGTGGCTCCAACCGGATGATTGCCGAATAAGCCAGCTCCAACCTCCAGTCCGGCCGGAAGAGCACTGGTGGGCGAAAACTTGCTTGCACCGCGGAGCGCTTGCTGAAGCATGCTGCCCCCCATTGTGTTTTCCAGCTGGCTTGCTTCTTCAGGTGTCCAATTCCCGTTTTTGAGCAATCGATAAAGGTTTTGTCTTGTTGTAGCGTCGATATTTGGAACCTGATTTCTCTTCTTTTGCCAATCAGCAAGCTGGAGCGCCTCGGCAAGATCCTTGGACTTGGCAAACCGCGTATTTAAATCACGCGCATTTTGAATGGCTTCAGCTGCTTCAGGAGCGGCACCAGCCGCCATTGCACTGGGCGCGGTTTGCGGTCTTGGTGCGGGAGCTTCCGGATTAAGAGCGCTGCCTTGAATATATCCTGAAGGCGGCAAAGGCCTTTCTGGCGGGGACGATATCCCTGTGAACGCAGGATCATTCTTGAACTTGTCGACTAGATCCGAAATCCCTTTGGCTTGCGTTTGAGTGGGATTAGCGAATTCGTCACGATTCTTTACAATCTCGTGCTCAACAGCAAGGTCATAAAGGTCTCTTGTCTTGTCCGAATAATCCGCAAGACGCTGCAAATATCTGTTCCATGTTGGGCTACCTGGGCCCGGCTGTGCCGGTGTTGGAACAGCTGGAGATTTTACAAACGGCTCGGGATTGGCAATGAACTGATCAATGTTGTTTCTGATCATATTGCCAAAGAAACGCTCGCCATTGTCATTTGATGACGTCACGTCACGATTGACGAACTGGCGTTTCTGATCGAGAGCCTTGAGGCTTATCGGCTCGCCTTCTGCGGCATGAGCCTCAAGGTTATTGATTACCGACAGCGCTTTCGGGTGCAGATCGGGGCTGATACCAGCGGCCTGGGCATCCTGTTTGATCTTGGCGACCAGCCCACCATAGGCCTCTGGCGTATATGCCGCCCCTAGATCCTCAGCTTTTTTGTAGGCTGCATTCTTCAGCGCCTCAATATTCTCGGCAGTTGGGATTGCCTCGGTCGCTGCCTGTTTGGCGCCGGTCAGAACAGAACCAGCCCCAACCCCGCCAGCAAGCGCCGCGGCCATCCTAGCCGGTCCCTCCATGGGAGTGCCGGCTGTTACCTGCCCTGCAGCCTCAGAGGCTATCCCGGGCCCCACACCATATCGAAGTGCATTTGCTAGTGGATTGCCGGGCGTTAAAATGGCCCCTGGAACGAATTCTGCGGCTGTGCGGGAATATTGACCAGCCGTGGTTTGAGGTGGCTCAGCGAGCCCCGGAATGGCCCTGGCGGCCATTTGGTTCAAACCGGCTGAGCCTAGAGTATTTGATAGGTCAGGCTAATAGGGCGGTTCCGGTCCGAGGAGATAATCAAAGCCCTTGTTGGCAACCGACCGGAGCCCACTTGCCACATCCGGAATGAATCCAGCTGTTCCAAGAGCACCACGAGAGAGGCCAATGGTTGCCTGATTGGCAGCGTCAAGAGCCAGACTTGGCGGTGGAGAGGGCTCGCCTGCTGCAGCCTGCGGAGGTCCGGAACCTACTTTGCCCTCTCCGCCATAGTGTTTAGCCATAACGCCTTTGATGACATCAGGCGTTGTCGCATCCGGAAATTCATGAACTGCTCCATCCGGACCGGTAACTTCGATTGTCATTCTGGTGTCAGATTTCCGTTAGCGTCATATTTGAAACGCTTAGGTTGGGCGGTTGGCGCCGTCTGGGCAGGAACTGCTGGGGCTGCAGGAGCGCCTCCGGGCTGCCCCAAGCGCCCAAGAACGCCAGCTCTAACAGATTCAACGAACGGCTTGTTTTCAGCATGAATGACATCAAAGTCACCCGAGAGCGGCCCCATCCCGGCATGCCATTGCCCCTGCAGGGCTTCAACCTTGGAAGCCAGAGCCAACGCGGCTTGCTGAATTGCCGCGTTCTGCTGAGTAGGTGTCATGTTTGGACTAATATTTAGCTCGAGCTGTTTTCTTTCACCAGCTGTGCCGCCGCTCGAACCAGCATAAAACTTTTCCATCTCAGCAGAATAAAGCTGGTTCAGCTCATTGAACTTCGCAAGCGTCTGACCGCTGGCACCGGTTCCCTTGATCGCATTGACAACGGCATTTGCAGGCGTGCCACCAACCGCCCAGTCCACATTACCAAGCTGCGGGACCAGTTCGGACAGCTCTGTCAAATGACCCAGGGCGGTATTGCCGGCCGTGATCACCTTGGATGTCGGGCCCGAGGTGAAATCCTTGCGGGTGCCAGCTCTTGTTTTGCTCTCCGTCTGATCGAGCATTGGATCAGCTTGCTGAGCTGCCAGCCTTGCCTGCACTACCATCGGAGGCGTTCTCGAGGTGATGTTTGGTAGCACCTCTCTGCCATCGATGTACCTCTGTGCCATAATCCCAACCGGCTGAGGCACAGCGGCCAAAACATCCTGACCCTTCAAATCTTCGGCCAGCGGCTGCCCATCTCTGCCCATGACCGGCTGATCGGCGGGTGCCTTTCCTGCATTCTGCTTGGCAATGTTCCATTGCTCAAACGTCATCGGATTTGGCTGATTTTGGGTAGGTGCAAAATTGTTCTTGTAGAAATTGTAATTCTTGATTTCGGTTGTATCGGTTTCCTTGTTGGGATTCGATGGGAAGGCGGAAAGCTGATTTGTTGCCGTATTCCTCTGAACCGGCGTCCCATTAACATTCAACTGCTGAAACTGCCCGGCCGCATCTTGTGTCATTTGATGCTGCAGCATTTGCAACACTAATTGCCTCTGCGCAGCATATTGCTGCCCGGCATAAAGCGGGTTTGAAAGGTAGGCCAAGGCGGCTTGAGTGTTGATCCTGGGCCGCGGTGGAAGTGGGGGAAGCTCTGCTCCTTGTGTAGCTTCTTCTGCCGTTCCCTTAGGGGCGGGCACTGGCGAGGCTGGCTGCTGCTCTTTACCGGTAAACAGCGGCAAATCCGAGTAGCTCTGGCCATAGATGTTTTGCGCCAGCTGGTTTAGCGGCGCAAGCCCGCTCCGCGGTCCGGTATCGGGAGGCGGAGGGGGAATAGGCGGCGACGGAGGACGTGGCTCTAAATTTTGCTGCTGCCCCGCGGGGGGCTGTTGCGGTTGCATGAATGGAGCATTGCTCAGCCCTTGGCGGGCCGGGAGCGGCATGGCTCCAATAGCAGGATTACCCTGCGTTGCAGTCTGAGGATAAATACCGGGACCGTTAACAGTCTGAGCAATTTGCCGCTGGCCAGGAGTGATCAGGCCGGGAGAGCCGCCAGCAAGCTGCTCCGTCGGGGCGCCATACCTACTTGCCCATTTGTTTATAAAATCGCTAGCCGGTGCATTTGGATCGCCACCATTGGCAGAAATGTGCCTTGCGGGCACAAGCTGGCCTGCAGGGGTATCAGGGTTGTTAATTAGGCTGAGAGCACCACCGGCGCCTTGCTGATGCGCAAGATAAAGTTCACCTTGAGTTGGATCACGCCCAAGGTTATTCCTAAGCGTGTTGAAATTATCCTGCGTGCCGCGTGCAAAACGCTCTTCTTCTGTTCCGGTTCCTCCCCAACCGGGCCCCAGTTGATAGGTGCCATGATATTGGCTCCCCGGACGATCGGGAACAGTACCCCCGCCGCTTTCAATTTGAGCAGTAATATTGCGATACTGATCAAACCCGCCTCCCGGGCCAAAGAATCCGCCGGAACTGGCCGGCTGAGATAGAGGAGTAGCAACCTGAAGCGGCCGCATTGGAGGAACAGGAGCCTCGGTTGGGCCGTTCGTTGTCAGCAATGGCCGCGAAATCGGCAAAGGAACCTGATTTTCCGGCCTCGGTAAGGGAACAGGAACTTGCCCAGCATCGGCAACCCGAACGGGTGGCAAAGGCACACTAGCTTGCGGAGCAACCATAGGCGCCGGAGCACGGTTCCCAGCTGCCAGCGCATCTTGCAGAGCTTGGTTGCCTTGGATTTCCTGAGGCGTGACCTGACTAACCGGAGCAGGTGCTGGTACCGGGGCAACCGGCAACGCCGGCTGCATTGGAGTCGGCCCTACCGATAAGGCCGGAGGCACTCCCGCGCTTTCCCGCGGGGATAATGCCTGCAACGGGACACTTGTCGATGGGCCGATAGGAGAAGTGCCACCAAGGGCGCTGATCAGGCCGCCAATGCCGCCTCCCCCGGCTCCACTCGCGGCTGGAGCCGCTTGTTGCGGCGGAGGAGGCAACGGAGTGATTTGTTGCTGAGCAGGCGGCTGCTGTAATGCCGGCGCCAGAACATTGGCAAGATCAGTTGCTCCTTGCTTGGCCGCGGCTCCCTGGGCATAATTTGCAAGACCGGTCTTGAGCCCCTCTGCTAGACGGGCCGCACCCTGCCATTTCGATTGAATCGGTGAATAATCGCCCGCGCCAGTTCCCCCTCCCCTTGCAAGAGCTGCAATCATCGCATCACGCGCATGCTGATCAGCAGTTGGGTTGCCGGGAGCATTAAACAGCGTGGGGAGATAATCAGCTATCCCCGCCATCAGGCCTGGCCCCTTAGCGTTCTAGCTGTCCTGATAACCTTGTGATCGCCTACTGTTGTAACAGCGTCAGGAGCGGCCTTTTCAACATCCTGCGCCATTGGCCCAATCGTCTTTGGATAGCTCTTCGGGTCTCCCTTGTACCGGAAGGCATGAATCGGAATGCCGGTCTGTGGGTCCTGGCCAAGAGGTTGGATATCAGTCTTGTCAGTTCTGTCTGACAGCAGCGAGCCTCCGAGCCCGAGCAGCTGCCCGCCAAGCCCAAAGAGGCCTCCCATTTGAGCATTGGAGTTAGCCGACTGCTGCTGATAATTCTGCTCTACAAGGCCAGCATAATTTGGCGCAGCAACCGACGCCTGTGGGGTCTGTACGAGGCCCAGATTTGGTTGATAAGAAGATATCTGGCCACCTTGACGCCATGCCTGCGCGGCGTTAATCGGGATTTCGTATTGCTGAATAAGATCATTAACTGCTTGCGAGTGGCCCTGGAGGAACATCTGATTGTAAGCATCATTCTTTGCCTGATTGAACTGCTGCATCTGCGTCGCATATCCGGGGCTATCGGGCGACAATCCCTGATTGTACAACGACTGTTTCTCAGCCTCTGTGTTCTGCTGCCACAATGGATCAAGCCGTTGTTTGTTCAACGCGTCAAGGTTTGCTTCGGTCGCGCTCCATCCAAGATCCAAAGGCTGGCTAGCCGATTGCTGGACATTCTTTTCAAGCTGGCCTCCAATGTCTGCGGACGTTAGAGCATTGCTCTGATTTTGATTGAAGAGCGCCTGCATCTCGGGACTGAGAACCGTCGTTGCCGTATAAGCCCCAGGCGCATCCATCTGCCCAAAAAGCCCAAATGCTCCCTGATGATTTGGAGTTTTGGTATAAGTCAACGTCCCATAGGGAGTGACTTGGTTCGTCATGTTTAGGGCTTGCTGCTCTTGCGCAGCCTCAATATTCATTGTTCCCTGCAGAAACGCTGTTTGCATGGGGTCAGGAGGGCTTGGAGAACTACCCATCTTTCAACCTTATTGCCCTTTGCTCTTCGCGAGTAATTCCGAATAAAAGCCCATCACAATCTTTGTATCGACGGCGCAAAACACCTTCGCTCTTGAACCCAAGCGAAACAAGCGTGCGAAGCGCTCTATAATTGTCCGGCCGTATGACTGCCGTAATCCTCTGGACACCAAGTTGCTCAAAAATATAGCGGGCTACCATACGCACTTCTCTGATACCAAAGGCGCCTCGTCCGGCTACCGTGAGATCAACTGTTAGTCTTGGCTCAAAATTATTTAATATAACAGCGCCCAGAATTTGACCGTCTTGGTCAGCAACAACAATGCCGGCAAAGGGTGAAGATATATGACAGCTGAGCGCCTTTTCGATGAAAATCTTGGCTCGCGGACTATCATTAATGATAATCCTAGCCAAGCAAGTTTCCACCTTCCCACATCAGATCAAACGCGGTGAATCGTATGTCCGGTACAGAGGTAGAAGATATGGTCCATTGCATGACCGGAGAATGCACCGCGCCAATCCCCGGACAAGCGGCCCAGGTCAATTGCTTGAAGGCTTTTGTAGGCCAGCGATCTATTCCCCAGCGGGCAATTCCCCATTGGGCGCCTCCGATAATGGGAGCATAAGTTGTTCCGGGATTAGGTGGGATAGTTGTGTCATAGTCAGTTCGAGCGGTAAGCTGCGGGGTAAAAGGTGTGTCTGTGAAAAGATTAATTCGTACCATTCGAAGTTGCTTATTGATGACAGAACTGTAAGTTGTAGCTTGTGCAATTGATGTCTCCAGCTGTCCAAGGTGCTCAAACCTCGGGAAGATCGTAACCGTATAAGGCTTCCCATCATCCTGCCCGCCGCTCTCAGCAAGCATTGTGCGGCCGTCAGACGTCCCATAAAACAATTGGGAATTAGTCAGTCCCAAACCAGACACAACAAAACAATTTGCATCCCAGCCCAAATAGCGAGACCAAGCACCAGTGCGAGCATTAGCGATAAACTGCGTCCTATCAAGTGCGTTCACCTTTGGTAGATTGACGATAGCCATAGATTCCATTGGCCACATCACTATTTGCCAACCCACAATCCCAGACCGGTCAAGCACCGCCTGCCGCCATGATGGCGCAATCGGCATTGTTATCGCCACATTCTGCAGCGCCACTTGGTCCAATGTCTCGACCTGGGACATAGGCACAATGCCATCCTCGGTCATTATCGCAAGATCGCCGCCTGCCTTCATCAGACAGCGAACGCCAAGAGGCCTTGAAACCTTATAGGTGCCTCTCAAGGTCAGAACTGTCGGGTCTGACCCATCATAAACGAGCACCTCGCCCTCGGTTGTTATGAAACAGAGAAACTCAAAATTACCCGAGACTGACTCGACGGCCCAAGTGCCCCCGGTTAAAAGAGCGCCACCCCATCTCATGAATTCGGCTAAGGAGAATAGGCTTGCTGCTCCCCCGACGTTGCCGACTGGCAAATACCAAGCGTATTGGGAGCCGGTCGCAACACCAAAAAGGCGGCCCTTGAATGTCCATATGGAAGACAGTGTGGTAAATCCGGTTCCCGTCCATGCCGGTGCTGTTGTCCATGTTGTCCCATTATAAAACTGGACAGGATCGACCCCGTTAACCGCGACTAGCCAGGTTCCTCCGCCAGCATCTTTATGCTGCAGCCATTCAAAATAGCCACCACCACCAAACCGGCTATGGACGTTGGAAAGTCCGGTAACTACCGGGGCCCCAACCGGACCTATGTTGCTTACGTCGTAAATGTTACCATCACTGGTCGCGGCAAAGATTTTTACAACGGACCCATTGGTCCAGTTCATCAATGTATTGATGGAAACATTGGCACCCATGCCGCTGGCCCAAGTTGAAGACCCACGGCGAGAACGGATGAAATCCAACTGGACAAACGCATTATCTAGAACAAAGGCGCTTGCTGGAGGGGCATCGGCTAAACTCGCTCCTGTGTACCATCCCTTGATTGGTGCCTGCAGCGTGCCAGCCGCCACAATGGCATTCTGTTGCTGGCGCTTGTTTTTAAGCGCTTGGAGCATCATTGGGACATACCCAGTCGGGCCGCACCCATACCGCTTTCACGAAAGGTTCCCTCCGGGCCAGCCAAAATCCGCCCAACCATGCCCATTGATCTTTCCATTCCCAATCATCGCAAACCAAAATATAATCCGTAGGAACCTCACTTGGTCTTTGTGTCATGGTTGCTGCGTCGTTTGGTCATTGATTGCCCCAGGCCACCAATCCATGCCCGGGTAATAGGACGGGAAGGCTGTTGCTACCGAACGTTCCTGGCTCTCCTGGCCAGCCTGGCGAATAAGGCTCAATTCGTATTGCCGCATCTCCTCAGCATAATCGAGACCTTTGGCGTTCTTCCAACGCCAGACAACCCCCTTCATAATCGTGTCTTCAGGAACAAGCCCGACATCATCATCGGCAGTCCATTGCGGTTGCCTCGAGGACCCATCGCTCTTGATGACAAAATTCTTGGAGAAATAGTTGAAAGTCACCGTCTCGTTCAGAGCCAGAGCCGGCCATATCTCCAACGCTCCGCCGATCAGGCGCCACATGGGCCGCACCGGCATCGCTGGAAAATTCTTGTAGGCGTTCAGATCTTCATCATTGACTGGACCAGACAGAGGAATAAGAGGAAATAGGTTAGAAACAAAAGCGCCAACAGGCGATTTGTCAGAAGGATCAACACGCAGCCAGTCAGCAGGAAGGCTAAACAAAGTAGTAGTTCCGTCACCAATGACTTGCGCTCCTATTTTGAGGTTCCGCCAGTCCCAACGCTCAATCATGTCTTGCGCGGCATCATTTGCAAACGCAACCATTTGAATGATCAAAGGATCAGTAGCCGAAAAAGCTGCGCTGGGCGTTGGTATATTGCATCTGATTGCGGCCCGTTTGATAATATCTATGAGGGCCATTAATCTTCCTCAGCTTCCCGCTGAGTTCTTGGCGGTCTTCCGCGCCTCTTGGGCTGATTTTCCGCGCCCTCTTCTTCGATCTTTTCCTCAACATACTTTCTGAACGCAATATGCTCTCGCTGCATCTCTTCCATTTTCTCTCTAAGGCGCTCATTTTCAGCAGCAAATTTCTGAGCCGCGGCACTGTCCTTTGCCTGGGCAAGGAATGCTCTCGCCATCTCTCGCCATTTGCGCCCCTCCACATGCCGATTGATGTTGCCATCAGACACTTCTGCCAGGCCCTCAATCGTAAAAATGTTCAGAGCTTCAAATTCCTTGATGTGGATTGTGGTCATGGCCGGCCATTGAGCTAACGGCGTTCCTTCGATGTGACGCTCCGCACCTCCTGGGCCAGCCTTGAATTTCGCATAGGCATCGGCAAAGCGGCGCTTGTATTCCTCGGTAACCGGGAACACTCCTTGGTTTAAAGTATCCCCGGCAACCAAAATGCGCACTTGCTCTTGGCTAACAAATCTTGGATATCCACTCTCTTCGCTTAGAGCCTCGTGAGGAACAGTTGCAATAAAAAATATGGGCGTGACACCACGATTCATATCGGCATAATTCATAGTGAAATTATCAATCGCGGCAAACGGTTCGATAGCCGGCAAAGCAAACGGATCGATAACCGGTAGATAGTCGTCCATTGAAATCACCTTCCAGGATTGACGCCTGAATAGAACGGATTAACCGCAAGCGGATAGACCGCCACAGGGTCAGACGCTGTTGGGCAGACCATGTAGTCATAGACCGCTTTTGGGCTGCATCCGGCCGCCGTAGCAGCGGTCTGAATGAGAGCAATCACGTCTGCCTTGGTCACCACGGTTCCAGCCAGAATCGTGGAAATAGTGGTCACGCGCTGAGCTGTTGTAATGACGGCCGTAGTCGTATTATCCCAACCCGGAATTCCACCGGTGAGAAGCGCAAGACATGCGGGAACTGTTGTAGCCATTTAAGTCACCTCGGAACTACAGGTATTGCATCAGGTATTGGAGATGCAGGCGGCAACCATTCTTTTTCGGCAACCGGAGGCGCTGGCAACGCGGCCTCTATTGTAACCAAAAATGCTTGTACAGCATCCTTCAATTCGAGCATTGCCTCCGGTGAGGCAACAGCCGCACGGAAGGTTTGCTGACTGACATTGTTGAATCGATCTGTGATTGATCCCATTGTATTTACCTCAAGTGGCGCCTTTGTTATGAAGCGATCCGTACTCTTGCCGTAGAAAGGTCCGAACATTCTACTCTCCTAAAGAAAAGGCGGGCCGTAGCCCGCCTTATTGATATTACGTCATATACGGCCAGCGTAGCAGGCCCTCCACCACAGTCGTATTACTCACAACCGGAGTGAAGTTGAACGTAGTAGATGTGGTTGTCGAAGTGGCATTGGCGGACATGGTGATGACATATCCTGATGCAGAGTTACCACCGATCGAAAGAACGGTAGAGCCTACCCCAATGCCTGCACCAGCAACACCCAACCCTGACCCCGGATAAATGCCGGAGATATTTGAAACATTGGTCAGGATCGGCGACGCATTCACAGTGTTTGCCGTGAACGAATACCTAGCCGCCGTAAACGTGGTGCCGGTAGCAGTCAAGGTGGCAAGCGCGGATCCTGCAGCAGTTATGTTGCCGAGGGTGATCGTGTTCCCGTTGATCGCCGCAACAAAGCAACCAGCTGGCACATTGGATCCGGTGAGACCCATTCCGACTTCGACACCCTTGGCGGTAGACACGGCCGTGATAACAGCTGAGCCGTTTGTCGTATTACCGGTGAAGGTAGCCGAAAACGGCGCCAAGAACAGCCCTTGTATCGCCTTGCCAACGGCAGCTGTTGGCGCATCAACAGCACCCGCAGTTGTCGTAGTTGTCACCACATTCCCGAAAGCGGGCGCAGTGACAGCTGCAGACACGAGGTTAAGCAAAGCCGAGCCAGCACGCTGTACCCATATTCCGTATATTCCAGGAGACGGGAACGTATATAAGAACGGCCAGTTGACCGAGCTTGGCAAACCTCCCGGGTCACCTACGCGGCCGCCCAGGAAGAAGGAGCCCATTGAGCTACCGCTATGCTGGGTCTCCGTTGCTGTGGTGGGAAGATAAGCCTGATAGCTATTGTCCCAGCCAATCAGCGATCCTTGCTGCAGCGTCAGAGCGCCGGTAACGGTTAGCTGCAGATACGTATATTCCGACTCTGCATCACCATCAATAACAGTCCCAAGCTTGAAAGCAAACATGCCTGGAGTCTGATTGCTGAACGGCCCGTCGGGCATGAAGATTTTTGCGCCGACAGTAGAGAATTGTTCAATTGCGATTGTCATGGTTTTGATTCCTTACTGCCAGAGAACGCCTTGGAGGAAGGAATTGGAAATCGTCATATTTCCAGCCCATGCCATGATTCTCACAATCGCGTCCTGATTGACATTGGCGCGATCGCCACCGACTACCTTGAAGTTCCGGCGCGCATGCGGCCGATACATGAAGTACTCGGTGTTGAGGAAATACATGGTGTTGGCACTGATCTGACCGTTCTTTCCACCATCGAGAACGACATCAATTTCCTTGCCGGCCCCGTAATACTTAAGACCGGTGAAGACAAT